TTAATTGCTGATCAGCAGCTCCGTCGCCGGCGTGCGCTGCGCTTGGCCGCCCGTGTATGTCGTCTCGACCTGGCGCAGGGCGAAGGCGCTGAAGATCTCGCGTATCGCCGGCACATCATTGAGCGACATGATGAAGCGGCCTTTGATGTCGCCCAGGATCTCGGCGAGGCGCCCGAAGTCGGCGCGCGCAAAGATCCCGCGACCGTAATAGGTCTCGCACCCGTAGTACGGCGGGTCGAGATAGAAGAGCGCGCCGGGCCGGTCGTAGCGGGCGATGAAGGCCTCGTAGGGCAGGCATTCGATCACGACGTGCGAGAGCCGTTCGTGGATTTCCTCGAGGACGGGGACAAGCCGCGGCAGGTTGAACCGAGGACCGCCGGTCCGGGTCACACCGAAATGGCGGTCCGCGACGAGGCCGCCGACGGCGAGCCGTTGCAGGTAGAGAAACCGAGCCGAGCGCTCGAGGTCGGTCAGAGTCTCGGGATCCTGCTTCATCAGCCGTTCGAACTCGGCGCGGCCTGACAGTCGCCATTTGAGCATGTCGAAGAAGGCTTGCTCGTGCCGCTGCAAGACGCGGAAGAACGTCGCCACATCACGGTTGAGGTCGTTTATGACCTCGGTCTTGACGGGCGCCGGCCGCCGCAGAAAGACACCGGCGCCGCCGATGAACGGCTCGCCGTAGAGATCGTGGGGGATTTTGACGATCTCCGTGATGATCGTCTTCGCGAGCAGCTTCTTGCCGCCCATGTACGGAAAAGCCGGGCGCGTCGGGGAAACCGACGGCCCGGCCATATCACTCGACAGCATCGGGGACCCTTTGCAAGACTTGCCGCCGTCGCTCGCGAGCGATGACGGGACGGCCGTTACGACGGCCGCGTGGCGGTCGTGCGAGGGCCCACCTCGCGGTTCGGGGTGTCTCACCACCCCGGACCCCCGTGCCTATCGAGGGACGGGGGAAGAATAGCCGATCAGCTTGCGCCGTGCATCTCGGCTGCGGCCTGGGTCATCTGCCTGACCGCGACGTTCGCGGCAATCGCCGAGTTCGCGTCGGTCAGGTAGCCGGCGATCGTCGGATTGAGCCCGGCGATGTAACTGAGCGCCGTGGAAGCGGCCGACGAGCCCAGCAGCGAGTTGATATTGGTCGTGGTCAGCACACCACAAGCCGCGAGGGCGCTGATCGCGCTGGCGGCCAGAAGGAGACGAAGCCGCCTCATTTCACGGCACTCGTGTTGGCGTGGACCGCGGCGAAGACGGCCTCGCCGAAGGTAACGAGGTCTTCGGCGACCTTGACGCCCTTGATCATCACGGCATCACCGCTCGTTGCCTCGGCGATGGCCGCCTTCAGGACCGCGGCGTTCGCCAGCGCGGCGCTGGTGATCGGTTCGGCTTCCGCGAGCGCGGCGGACAGCCATTTCGGCATTTCAGGCATGGCATGGCTCCTTGGGTCGGCACGGCTATGGATTGGCACGCCGGCGAGGGGGCGAACCCCACCCGCAGGCGGCCTCAATCGCGCGGCGCCATGCCGGAAACCGCGCGGTCGAGTTCTGTTCGGCGAAAGGGTCGGTCGGTCAGGTCGGCGGGGGCGGCACGTAAGCGAATGCCGCCAGCAGCACACCGCTGAAACCGAGGATCAGGCTCTGCACGCCGGCATTGACCGCTGCCGGCGACTCCGGGACGGCCTTCATCAGATCGTGAAAGCGGAGCGCTGCCAGGGCGAACGCGCACAACCCGGCACCGAGACTCGCGAGGTTCACGCCGTCACCGCGTCGCTGCGGTAGAACCGGCTCATCCGGGCGACGTAGTAGAAGCCGTTCGGGCTCATCTGGCGCAGTTCGCCTTGGAATTCGGGCGGGATCAGCTCGCGGCAACCGTGCAGCGCCAGCCAGCAGCCGAGCGTCGAGCAGTCGAAGGCCAGTTCGCGCGGTCGACCCGGCACGTTCACGCCCTCGACGAAACCCTCGACGGTGCGCTCGGAATAAGCCGCGCCCTCGGTCTTGAGCGCGAGACACCAGAACGCGATCCATTCATGGCTGGTGACCGGCACCCGCACCGTCTCGGTGGCGGCGAAGCCGGCGTAGGCCTCCGGGCGGAACTGGACGCCGGGCCGGGCAGCCAGCGCGCCGTCGACAGCGTATCGAGCCCCGAATTCGTAGACCGCGTCGTCCTCGAGCTCGACCGCCGGGCCGAGCGACCGGACATCGCCGCCGCGCACGAGCACGCCGACGTGACTCCATCGCGGACCGCGATAGGCGAGAAAGCCGCCGGTGCTGCGATCGATCAGCCAGGACACCAGCCCCGGCGAGCGGACGAACCGGAAATCGAGGGTGTAGCCAGTCATGCGGCCTGCGGCAGAACGCCGGTCGAGTGCCAGGCGCGCAGCTCGGTCGCGGTGCCGACCCACACGGAGCGATCGACGTGGCCGGTAATGCCGGCAACTATCCCCGCCTCGGTGTACTGGTGGAGGTCGTAGGGTCGCGCAGCGGCGCGCCCCGGCGGCAGGCGGGGAGCAGCCTTAACGAGAGTCGCATAGTCGCCCACGCGGTTGCCGTCCGGGTATTCGGGCAGCATCAACGGCCAGCGCGCGAGGACCGGGTCGGCAGCCTTGAGCTGCGCCCAGCCATAGTAGCTGACAGGGTCGCGGCCGGTCGCGGCAGCGAGCGCTTGGCCGATCGCGACGACGGTTCCGACCGGCGCCTTCGTCTCCCAATCGATCATCGTGGGAGTGCCCTGGCCGACGCCCGACACCTTCAGGAAGTGCGCGGCCTGAACGGCGCCGACGATGCCGGGGTCGACGAAATGGTAGGGCACGACCATGAGGCCGGCCTTGATCGCCGCGACGCGGTTCTTTTCGAAGAGCGGGTCGGCATTGCCCGCCCCTTCGCTCGCCTTAATCAGCACCAGCGCAATCCCGGCCGCGGCGACCGCAGGCCAGTCGACCGTGCCGTTCCAATGTGAGACATCGATCACACCGTCGAAAACCGTGGCAGGTAGCTGCATGGCGTCCCTCAGCAGTAGATGGCGGATTCGGCGGTGCGGATGCTCATCACGACCCGTGCATGCCGAGAAGGTGCATGCCGAGGATCGTCAGGCCTGCCGCGGCGAGCGGAGACAGGACGTTGCTGGCCCAACGCACGAGCGACCTGACCGCCGAGCTGCCGCCCTGGGCAACCTCGACGGCGCGGAGACGATCGTCGACGCCGGAGCACCACTGGCGCATCTCCGTGACGTCGTCCCGCAGGCCCTCGACGGCCTCGCAAAGGCGGCCCATCGCCTCTGCATCCGCGCGTGCGTCATGGTCCGTGATGCCGCGCGCGAAAACTCGCGACGCGCTCCCGTTGTGCGTTGCGGCCACTATCAGCCCTCAAATGGATGGGGCGCCCTACGGCGCCGGGGTTAAAACCGGCGATACCAAGTGCTGTTCGCCGACCGATACCGGAAGCCGATGCCGCCGTTGGCTGACAGCAGCATGGAACCGCCCAGGACGGTCTGGCCCGCTGCCGGCGATACCGTCAGCGAAGTGATGGTCTGCGAGGTCGAGAGTTCGAAGAATTGCCCATCGTTGGCGCTGGGCGGCATGACGACGGTGAGGCTCGCGATCGTACCCGCCGGGTCGATCACATAGGCCCCGAGCGCGGCCGGGGCCGTCAACGTGCTGCCCGCGGTGGGCTGCTGGTACGAATAGTTCGCACCGGCGCCGCGCGCCCCGAGCGCCGACCACGTCGCCGGCGTCGCCGAGACGAGGCGGCAGTTGCTCGCGCCGCCGTCGTATTCGAGCTTCACGTATTCGTAATCACCGTGCGCGAGCGTGATGCCGCCGACAGCTCCGACGCCGGGGATCAGGATGTTCTGTCCGCCCCCCGCCGTGTTGACGATCATCCCCTTACCGTTGTCGGTGATGAAGGCCATCGACCAGCCGTCGGTGAGGGTGCTGTAGCCGGGGAGGGTGACCGTAAGGGCCGAGCTCGTCGTGTTGTAGCTTGACAGCACCTTGCCGCCGTCGGCGACGATCGCGGTGTAGCTCGAGGAGCCCGACGGGAATTGGTAATTCGGGCCCGGTCGCACCCGCGCGGCACCCCCGGCCGTCGCGCCGTCCTGAACAACGATGGCCCAGTCGTCGGTCGACAGCACCATCTCGCCCTGTGGGCCCGTATAGGACGCGACCTGGCTGTTGCTGCCGCGGCCGACCTGCAACTGGATGTGCGCCATCGCTGATCTCCTTTAGGGCAAGAGCCCGAGGTCGATATCGCCGGCGAGCGTGTCGGTGACGACGCCCAGGTTGGCCTCGGCGATGATCGACGTGCCGACGATGCCCAGATCCTCGTTGTTGCCCGCCGCGAGCAGGCTGAGGAAATTGCCGCTACCGCTGCCGTTCAGCAGGTAGTCGTAGGCGGTGACCGAAGACAGCTCTTGAACTTGCTGCCCGAACAGATTGAAGGACAACAGCTTTACGAAGAGCGTCTTGCCGATGAGGTTCGACGGGTAGTCGTAGACTAGGATCCCCGGACCGCCGAGCGGCAGGCCGATATAGGCGAATGGTGACCCATTGGCGTGCGCGCTGATGGCACTCCCATAGGCGCCCCGGTAGAGGGTCGTCAGGCTGTAGCGCGCGGTCCCCGTCAGCGTCGCCGTCTCGTAGGAAATCAGCTCGCCATCGCAGTAGGAGAGCGTCACGTTGCTGGCGGCATCGCCCGACGACGCCGAGACAAGCTGACCCCCGCTTTCGGTCAGATTGACCTGCAGCGTGTCGCTGGTGTCCGGGTTTGCGCCGGCGAACGTGCCCAGCGGTGCCGCGAGGACGCCCTGTCGACAATCGCCGTAGATCGACCCGATCTGCCGATAGGTCGAGCCGTCCGTCGACACCCAGACCTGAGCACCGCCCCACTGGTCGCCCCCCGACGTGCCGATGACCACCTCGTCGGTGCCACCCGAGAGACCCGGCGGCGGTTCGAAGATGATCGGCGCGTTCGCGTTGCCGGGATCGGCGTAGAGGTTGAGCGGAGCGCCCGCGCTATTGCCGCCGGCGAAGACCGGCGCTGAGCTAGACGCGCCCGGCAGGCCCTCGGCCGTGATCTGCAATTCGCCGTTGTCGTCTTCGTCGATCTGGGTGATCCGCACCGGCGTCGGCGTGGTGAGGCCAATCCCCGGGTCGGTGATTTCGATTACGTCCATCGGTTCCAAAAGACAGAACCGCCACGGCAACTGAAATTTGAAGGTGTTGCGGTTCCACTGGCCCCGCGAGACCTGCATGTACCCGCTCGTGTAGGTCGAGCCCGGATTGGTGAAGCAATGCGCCTCTTTCGACGGCTCGGTGCGGGCCCCGTAGTTGTCGATCGCGCCTTGGTCGAAGTAATCGACTACGTTGGGGTTATAGCTGTTGATCGTGTCGTAATATTCGAGGCTCATCCAGTTGGTGATCTGAGCCGGATCGTTGCGCGTCATCACGACAGGATCGGAGCCCGTGTCGGTCGACGACCGCGCATCGCCCTGCCACGCCACGTAATCGTCGTCATCGACGCTGTACTGGACCGCGAGGCTCGGCGACCACGATGCCCCGTTACCGCTGAGGTCCGTCAGCCAGTACGGCACGATCTTCAGCATCGCGCCCGACCACACCGGCGCGGCCACGGTGAGTTCGCAAATCTGCTGTAGCCACGATCCCGCCGCCTGGCTGCGGTTCAGGAGCAGCGACATGGCGAGCTGCGCCGCCTGGCAATAGCTCCCGAAGGTCGACAGCGTTCCGGCGATATCGATGTTCTCGGCCGGGAAGCCGGCGCCGTAGCGCGGGTTCGCCAGCAGGTCGAGAATGATCAGCGCCGGGTTGCAGTCGGCCGGGTAAGAGGGGCCGCAACCCGAAAACGACAGGCCGGGGATCGTCGGGCAAGCGAGACCGTTGCCCGGGGCATACTCGGTCGTCGAAAAGCTCGCCCACCAGCCCGCGCTGCCGAGCATCGACATTTCAAAGCTGACGTTCGGCAGCGCCGGGGTCTGACCCAGATCCAGCGGCGTGCCGGTGACGTAGCCGGTGCCGGAATACCCGATGACCGGCGAATTCGGGTCTTCGGAGAGGAAGACCGGATCGGCCGCTTGCCCGTCCACCCCGTCGTAGAAGTTCATCCCCACGAGATTGAAGAGGCTGATGCCCCCGTTCGACCAGACCCGGTTGAACGCGCCGCCCGCGGCGGTGACAGCGGCGGGCCCTTGGCAAATCGCCATCGCCACGTTGACGGTGTAATTGACGTCGCCGGTCTTCTTGCCGCCGCCGCCCCCACCTCCGCCGCCGCCCTTACCGCCCTTGCCGTTCCCGCCGTTGAAGCCGAATCCTTCGAGCAGGTTGATCGCGAGGCGCTGCGTGCCGTAGCCGATGACGACCGGGCTCCCCGCCTGCGACGTGTTGTATCGCAGGCTCGCCGTCGGCAGGCTGGAGAACGCATTGGTGAAAGGCCGGGCTCCGCCTCCCATGACGTGCGCCTAGAACCGGGTGAAAAAACGCCGCAGGCGCGGGCTTCCGTCGCGGCGGTACGCCAACAGCGCGTCGCCAGCGTCGCCGCGGCAGACCTTCCCGATGCGCCAATACGCATGGATCAAGCGCGGCCACGCCGGCGCGACGATCGCGCCGTGCGAGTACAGCCGGCCGAACTGGAAGATGACGAGGTCGCCCGGCTCCGGCGTGCGGCCGGCGGGCGGTCCCTCGTATTCGGTCGAGAACGAGGTCAGGTAGCTAAGGAACCATTCCTCGTCGCGGTGCATCGCCCAGTCGGGCGGGTAGTACGGCACGTCGACATGCGGGATGTGGCCCAGAGCCTCGTAGACGCCGAGCTGGAAATTGCCGCAGTCGACCCCGACGCCCTTGATCCGCGCCTGATGGTGAAACGGGGTGCCCAGCCAGCTTTCAGCCTCGGCGACAACCGCATCGCGTCGTGGATCACTCAATAGGCCAACTCCGGCGGCGGGATGAACGGGTCGCCGCCGAACTGCGGCAGGTTGTTGAAGGTCGTCTGGCATGTGCCGGTGACGTTGTGATCGCAGCCCGGCAAGAGCTGGAAGGTGTCGCCCGGCGTGATGTTGTTCGGGAAGGCCAGCGCGAGCCCCACGATCGTCGGGATGCCGACGCTGATGATGCCGCGCGCGATCCCGGCGTTCGCACCCGTCAAGCCGATGGCGGTGCCGAAAGCGAAGAACGACGCGACGCCGCTCCCCATGACGATATCGGTCGGCGACGACCCCGTGATCGCTGTTACGGTGATGGCACCGGCGCCGGTCGACGCGCCCGCCGCGTTCTTGCCGAGCACCCGGTTGTAGCCGCACATCGCGTCGCCGAAGATGTGATTGCACCCGGACTGGAATAGGCGCCGCGGGAGCTGTTGGCGGGCGACGAGGTTGAGGAGCGACTTGACCTTGATGTTCAGCGTTGAGCGCCCCGAGTCCACGTCTGCGACGAGTCCGTAAAACCACACGATCGCGCCGAGCGTGGTGCTGACCGGGCCGGCAAAGCCGTCGCTCCCGGCCGGCATGAAGAAGCGGTCCAGCTCGACCGTTGCGCCGTCGAACTGACCCATCAGCAGCGCTTCCTGCCACGATAGGTTGCTGTTGGGCAGCACGTCGTCGGGACCGGCGAAGATCGTGATATCGACCTCGGTAGGATCGACGCCGACCTTCGTGCTGACCTTGGAGCGGCCGAACTTCGGGCCGAGGTTGAAGGTGACTAACCCCGAGTTCGCGAAGTTGAACGGCGACCCTGGGAAGTTCGTCGCCGGGATCGTCAGCGCCATATCCCAGGACGTGACCCGGATCGTCGCGCCGCCGAGCAGCTGGATCGTGTAGAGGTCAACTATCGCCGTCAGAGCAGCGGTGTCCGCGCTCGCGACATAGTTCTGCAAAGCAGTCGTGGCCGGGCGCATTTCAGTTCAACTTGCTCATCAGTTTGATTTGTCGAAGCGACCAGAGCTGGTACTGGAAATTCTCAAATTCGGCCGTGTCGTCGCTGAAGCGGCAGCGGAAGTAGTAGGTGAAGTCCGCGCCGACGACTTGGCTGAGCGGCGGCGGCACCGTGAAGGTGACTTGGCCGTTGTTCGGGTTGACCGTGTAGCCGCTCGGGCTCTGCACGATCCCGTTGAAGTAGATCGTCGCGACCGTCTCGGGCGCCAGGATCGGCTCGTTGAAGCCGCCCATCGTGCGGATGAGCTGGTAGACCGTCGCGCTGCCGTCGCCGGTGCCGAGCACCTGTCCGGTCACGCTGCAATCGCTCGGGTCTTGAAAGAGGAATGGCTGGTAGGCGCCTTGCTGGCCGAGGAAGAAGCCCATGAGCTGGCGCAGCTCATTGTAGCCGGTGCCCATCCCATTGCCGCCGCGGACATCGTTGGGGTCGCGCAACAGGTTGAAGGTGAGGGTGAATTCCCACGTCGGGACCGGCTGGTCGTTCAGCACCAATTCCCGACCGCTGACGGATCGCTGAATGCGCGAGGCAAAGCGCGGGACTTTGATCACCGACCAGGCGAGGCCCGGCAGCGTCGGAAAGACGGCGGTCATGGGCGCTCCGTCAGTGCGGCGCTTCGGTCTTCGCGGCGGCGAGCTGCTGGAGGAGCGGCGTCAGGCTATCGGCGATCTTCGTGACCGCCGCGGCAAACCGTGCCGCCGGCGCGACCTGGCCGGGGAACGCGGCGAGGTAGAGCGCGGCGATCTGCAACTCGGCTTCCCACGCTGCGGCGTCGGCCTGGGTGTCGAAAAGGCGCCCGTCGCTCGCCCGATACATCGTGGTCGCCTGCATCAGAAGCTGCTCCAGGATGACCGTTTCCAGGTGTTCGGGGCGGTGCAGAAGTAGAGGAAGTTGCTGTCGGCTTCGATCTGACCCGTCTGGCACGTGGCCGAGCTCGACCCGGGCGTGCCGGTCGCCGGGAGCATCCCGTTTGCCGATGCGCTGGCCGGCGAGAGCGACACCACGCGGAAGTTGCCGCTGCCGTCGTACTCGAGGCGCAGGAACTCGTAGTTCTGGCCGTAGAGGGTCAGCGACGACACGGAACCACGCGTGCCGGGCGACAGGATGTAACCGCCCGAGCTGCCATTGACGTCGACCGCTAGCGATTTCCCGTTATCGCTGACGAAATCCATGTACCAGCCGGGAGTGAGCGCCGTCGTCGAGGGCAACGTGACGGTGAGCCCGCCCGAGGTGTTGAAGCTCGAAATGATCTTTCCGCAGTCGCTGAGGACCGCGCTGTAGGTGCTGGTCGACGGGAACGACGACTGGCCGTAACACGCGGTCCCCGACAGGCCGAGCGACGCTGCGGTCAGCGGCGTGATGTGGGTGACCCGGAAGTTCGACCCGTCGTATTGGAGGGTGACGAGCTCATAATTCGCCGCCGCGAGCGAGAGCGACGTGACGGTCGCACCGCTGCCGGGATAGAGGATGTGACCGCCCGCCGTTCCGTTCACCTGCACGGCGTTCGTCTTGCTGTTGTCGGTCGCGATCCCGATGGTCCAGCCCATCGGCAGGTTCGTGGTCGACGGCAGTGTGACCGCCAGGAACGATGACGGCGAATTGAAGCTGGAGATGACGCGGCCATTGTCGCCGAGTGCGGCGGCGTAGGCGTTCGATGACGGGAAAAGCCACTGGCTGATCACGTCGGTGCCGAGGATGCCGAGGGCCGCGGCGGTCGCCGGCGTCGCCGACAGCACCCGGAAATTGCCGCCGGCCGCACTGTTGTCGTAGGCGATCACCAGGAACTCGTAGGCGCCCTGCGTGGTGACCGGCATCGTCACCGAGGTCAGCGAAGATCCCGAGCCCGGATAGATGATGTGGCCGCCACTCGTGCCGTTGACCTGCACGGTCACAGGCTGGTTGTTGTCGGTCGCAAAGCCCATCACCCAGCCCGAGTTCGGGCTGAGCGAGGTGGTTTCCGGCAGGGTGACCGTAAGGCCGCTGCCCGTGTTGTAGCTCGACAGGACGTTGCCGTTGTCGGCGACAGTCGCCCCGTACCCGCCCGCCGACGGGTAAAGCCAGTTGCTCGGCCACGGGGCGGCGTCGAAGCCGTTCGCGAGGCGGGTGTTACGGGTCGTGTCGACGACGCGGAAATTGTTGCCGTCAAAGTCAACACGCGCGTGCTCGTAGTTGCCCGGGCCCATGATCATCGTCGACAGCGAGTGCGAACCGGCGAGGAGCCGGGCCGTATCGCCCTCGGTGATCTGGAGCGTCAGGCCCTTGCCGTTGTCGGTCGCGAACTCCATCGACCAACCCGGATTGAGCGTCGCCGCCACGGGCAGCGTGGCCGTCATCGACGAGCCCGGCGCGTTGTAGCTCGACAGTGCCAACCCGTCGTCGATCGCCGCCGCAACGTAGGTGGCTGCCGAGGGGAACATCCACTTCGCCCGGCTTCCGGTGCCGTGGACCGAGATGCCGGTCGACACCGGCCCGAAGTTGGTCACGCCGCCGGCGTATTGCGGGTTGATCAGGACGTTGTTGTCGCTCGCGGTCGCGTTGACCGCCGTGGTGCAGTTGAAGTAGGGCGAGACGAAGGTGTTGTAGCCGTGGTGCTGGTTGGTGATCGACAGGCAGATCGGCGACGCCTCGAGGTCCATCGCCATGATCGTGTTCGAGAAGCTGAAGCCGTTCTCGAGGACGAGCCCCACGCCGCCCGTGGCGGTCGCTGAGCCGGCGCCGGCGATCTTGGAGAACTGGACCTGTTCGAGCGCGATCCCGGCCGCACCGCCGCCGCTGTCGCACACCGCAAAGATATCGCTGTCGAAGACCGCGTTGAACTGGCACGCGCCCGCGCCGGCCGCGGTCGCCGCGTTGTTGACGAGGAGGTGATCGATCTTGAACGAGTTGTGCTGGTCGGAGAAATCGAC